ATTAAATCCTCTTGTTTCTAAATTCTCTCTCCCTTGTCTGATCCACCAAGCCTCAGATGCCTCCTTGCCAAGATTGATCACCTCCCTGAAGTCGTTTTTAACAGCGTCAGTACCTTTCATCCATCGATTAAAGGTTGAACGGCTAATGCCCATTTCTCTTGAGGCTTCAGCGAGAGAACCGCCATTATCAAAAAGAGCTTGCATTCTACGCCGCATTATCGCTGTCCATACATCGTTGAATTTACTTTTTCCTGCCACTTCTGATCCTCGGTCTTCCGGGGCTTACACTCCGGTTTGTTTTACGAGAAGCGACGGAAAGATTGTTCCTTGCATTGTTTTTAGGATTACCATCCTTATGGTGAACGTCTTTGCCGTCGCCTCTGCGAACTGCCCCGGTCTTAGCTAATTTCCTTCTGGCTAAAACACGGGATGATCTGTTAGCTCTCTGCTTTGGACTAGAGTGATAATTATCGTATTCTTTACGATAGTCTCTAGCCATTACCTAACCTTTGTCGCTAGAATCTTATCTAGCATAGTTTCGATTGTTTGCAACCGATACATCATCACATCAAGATTCTTAACTGAATCTGCAACCTCTTTCTGATCCCCTGTAAGCTTCTTGAGATTGTGTATCTCTATACCACATTGCTTAGCTTCTGCCTCTAGAGCAGGTATAGCGCGTCCCTGAATTCCTGCTAGACGCTCTACCTCAGCAGAGAGTCCAGAAGCCCACCAGATTGCGCCACATGTCTGTACAATAAGGAATATTATTGCACTAAAAAATTTAGCATCGATTTTCATTTTCTTTTCTTTTTCGCTTTCTCAAGCGGCCCCGGTAATAACCACCCTAAAATCATGGGAATTACAATCACTAAAATGAGCAACCAGCCTCCCATACTTACGAGATTCCCTAATAACGTCCAGAAGTTATCAGGGGCGCAACTAGCTGCTGTATGCATGATTTCTCCTTTCGATGGGGTCATTACGTCCGCAACCACACTCGTCGCAGAGGCACCGACCGCTGAGGCCAGTAGTACAGGAGCAGTCCCCGATGTCGCAACTGATGCAATTGCACCGGGAACTAGCGCTCCGCCCCCGATCAGGGCTGCTTTCTTCAGGCTCGTACATCCTACCAGAAAAAGTGGTATAAAACAGTACAGACCACTAATACAGCGGCGATAACTAAAACTGGTTTTTCTTTCATCCATAACTTTAACGTTTCCATTTATTTCTCCGAAAATTGAAAACTAGAACCACACCCACAAGAATAAGTGTTGGGTATGTCTACTTTAAATGTTGGCTGGAAAGGATCATCCTTCCAGTCTAGCGTTGCTTCAGTCAAAAACTCCACCGAGATGGGATCGCACAATATCCTCTCTGTCATCAGAACGTCGTCGGCTTCTCTGTTCATCTCTTTTTCTAGCCCTATCCGATAACCAGAACAACCGCCGCCTACTATTTTCACCCTTAGATACTCTTCTCTGCTGAGTGTTCCTTCTATTTTTTCGGTTGCCTTCTCTGTGATAATCATCCATGTTAAACCTATTTGGCTATCTTCTTTTTCTTTTTTCGTTTGGGTGACACAACAGGGACTTCTTTTTTCTTTTCCGTATCAGCCTTAACTTTACCCCAAGTCATTGTCATTGTCTTCGGATTCCCAAGCCGTCAATCTTAACACTAAGAGACTTTAACATATCTTTGATCTCACTAAACTGCTCACTATGCCTTTCGTCCGTTCTATCCATTCTTTCAGATAGGCTTTTTAATTCCATAGAATTAACCACAGTGTCTTGTTCAATTCCTGTAACATAGGTAAAGAACCCAACAGCAATAGCCAAAGTGGTAAACAAGTGAGAGACGCTGAGACTCTTGGACATATGCCAAGTGCCATTGGTTCTGCGTTCCTCGGTCATGCATCCTCCTGCGGTGTTGGTACCTTAGCGGGTAGACTTTCAGTTTCTAGTGTTCTCAGGTAGTCTTCAGCCGCCCAGAATATACAGCTTTGGTTAACATTGTTGTTATGTAATATGAAGGTACTGCTTGGGTTGTTCTTGTTTTCTGTGACATACAACTGTATATTCACACTAGTAGTAGAGCTACTCAAGTCTATAGCATGTACAGGTTTCTCGTTATAATCGTCAAGAAGCTGCTCCATAAGTAACTCAGGACTACCCTTAGTACACAGAACCTGAAGAGATACAATCGTGCGAAACATTTCTGGCTTCTCTGCTTGGGCGTTATCCGCAAGCACAAAAACGGCCCACAAAGCAAAGATTATAAGCTTCACAAGTTTCTCGTTCTTTTCACAGGAGAAGACGCTTTCTTTGCCCCTTTCCCTTTTGCTGGGGAGGTAGGAGTTTTAGACTTTCTTCGAAGCGTCATTTCTTTTTAGCCTTCTTCTTCTTGCCCCTCTCTTTAGGGTCAGATGCTTTGCCTGATCGCGGGGCATTGCTAGCAGTACCACCCCTTTCTTGTGGGGCAAATGGATTTTTAGTTCCTTTGGATTTTACTTTCTTAGTCACTTCTTCTTAGCTCCTTTCTTTGTGGGTGGTCTTCCTCGCTTCTTACCATATGTTCCCGGTCCTTGCGGCATAATACTCTCCTAAGCTGTTATGTGTGCGCCAAAAGTTGGGTCGGTATTAAAATCATACGAAAGATTCAAACCAACCAAATCTGCTGTTGTATTCGTCGGTACGTTTACATTCTGTGCCGTGCTAATTAAACCGTGCGGTTGAGCCGCTGTCGTTTGAGAAAGCATACCTACAGGGTTTTGATCTACGGGGTTTTGACCTATAGGGGGCGGAGCCTGTTGAATGGTTGGACCCTTCCTCTGATCCAACATATTTTCAATGTCATCAAAAACCTCTTGCGTAGATAGAGGTGGATTATCTTCATACGCTTGAATCGATTCGATTGTGGTTGGGTCATCAACAACTGTAGGAGGTGGAGCAACTGACGCTACCTGCTGGACATCAAGGTAATTACTTATTTTAGCTACCTTGTCCCTTTTCTCGTCCAACTGCTTTTGGAAAAGTTCCGATTTCTTTGACTTATCATAAATGCTTGGAATATTGCTTTGCGGAACATTATTTTTATTCTTCCACGCCTCAATTGCGTCCTTGACTATAGGATTGATTCTTGATGCGATATCCCAACCAAAAAACCCTTTTTCTGTTCCCTGCCACGCATCAGTCACTTCATTAGCTAATATATCTGCAAGCGCACTTTTCTCTTGAGGGCTTAAATCCTTATTCTTATCTAAAATACTTGAAAAAAGAGAATCAAGTTCTTTCGCCGCCCTTGCTTTTGCTTCCTCCTCCGTTTCATCTTCAGTCTTTGGGGCGAAAAAAGAGACAAGGCTTTTTGATGTTATCAATCCATATTTTGGATCAAACTCAAAACCTAACGCCTCTAAACCAAACCTTCCCGCTATAACACCCTTCCTTGCTGTATCCCAAAAGTCAAGGTCTTTAATATTGTGTTTAGCCATGAAAGATTTGATATTTTGGCTGATTATCGCATCTTGTTGTGCAGTGGTGTTTGGGTTACCAGTTATTAAGCTCCCACCTGTACCCGCAGGATCGCCCCCAAACCAGCCACCACCAACACCACCTAACCCCATAGGGTCCATTGCTTCGCTTAATGCTGGGCCGTCAATGCTTGAAGCCGCTGCTGAATCTTCTCCAGTAGACTCAGTATCATCTCCGCGATCAGCCATCTTATCTGTCTTCGATTGCTTTGGTTAACGAGTCAAGCTTAGAAGAAACAAAGCTCGACAACAAGAACGGGAAAAATGCATGGAATAAAGATACAAGGGACAGCAACAATAAAATGCATCCTAACTTAAAAGCAAAACTCATATGGCTGAAATAATTAAATTTTCCCCTAGCTAAATGATCAAAATCAAATACACTCATCCATTAAATCCTCCTAAGGGTTGCAAGAACCTCTTGCGTTTTGTCAAAACTCCACTAAACTCATTCACAGAATCATTCCAAAAATCGATTAACCCACGATGAGGGTTTTCCTCGTTTGGGTCGCCGGGTTGGAATGCTGCATCATCAGAAATCCATGAATTAACATTCTGCGCTTTTAAGACATCAAGCGTCATATCAAATAACTGGTCAAGAGGCGCATCGTCTAATGATTTGGAGAAAAGAGAAGACATCTCACTAATATCGTTAAGATAGTCTTGCCCCATATATTCGTTATTGGAAGCTTGGGTAACCATTTCCTCCATCATAAAATAAGACAGCGTTGTTTTCAAAGCGTCCCTTATTTCTTCTCCATCTTTTTCACCATTCCAATAATCCTGAAGCAAAATGGTGGTATTTTGTGGAATATTAACTATTGCAACTAAACCCTCTGGATCTCCATTTCTTTTGGCATCCACCAAGCGGGTAACCATCTCCTCAAAACCATAACGCACCCCAGAATCCTCTCTAACTTCATCATTTTTCATTAGGTCTTTAAACCAAGGATCTAAATCAGCTTCATTCTCTATTGTGTCAAAAACACCATGCAGCGCTTCATGCTGCCAAACAGTTTCTTGATTTTGTATATTAGAGTGAAGAGTGGCAGGGTGCATATAAGACACTCCTGATTTAATATTTTGACCTTCCATCGCTCTGTCTGATTTCTCCCACAACTGAGGGGATGTTTCATCATCCTCTCTGTCATCGTCGTAATCAATCAAACCCCTATCTGCACCAAAAAGAGAATCTTCCAAATTTTGTGGAAAGTTCTCATACTTGTCCATCCACCTATACCCCTTCCCACCATCACTGTAACGAAAACCTTCCGAATAATCTCCTTTCGGATCTTTAATCTCTAAGTAAAGCGCAATCTTATCTTCAACTGATGCATCCTTACTAGGCCCAATAACATTTGCAAAAAACTCAGGACGAGTAAATGTTTCCTGATCCGCCACCAAAACATTTGGCCCAGTACCCTCCTGAAAATCAGCAAGCCATTCCAAATCACCCACACCCGCATGGTTAATTGGCGGCTTCATCCACGAAGGAATCTTAATATCTCCCAAATTTTCTTGCGCTCTAAAGGCTTTAATCTCTTCTGCTGTAGCCATATCGTTTAAACTAGGGCTTCATACCCATATAAATACTCCCAAAAAAATAGGATGTGTGTGAGCGTCTGGGATCCGAGACGGGGCAGGGGGGCGGTGGATCGTTCCACTAAAAGCGCGGATCGCAAATAGCCCCAAGAGACTCCTTTTTCGGCCTCCTCTCTCCATCACAGGGTTACTAGTGAGGGGTAGGGTATGACACCCGCCCTCAGACCTTGAGCGACTGCGCGAGAACAAGTTAACCAGTTGATGTATCACGGCGCTAGTACAAGCGTGGCACGTTCGTCTTAATGTTAGATTTCTAACAATACATTGGAGCAATACAATCATGAGTGATAAAACAATCAAACTCTGTAAAGAAATCGGAACGATGGTCAAATCGTTTAACGCGGGTACATTGGTACAGACAAAATGGGGACAAGGGTATGCAGTCCTATTCCTAGGCATGGCACATCAAATGCACTCGATGGTCTTCCTTGATTGGTGCGGGTCTGGCCGGGGCAAGGGTAGCGCGATGGATCAAGTTAACACCGACGTGAAAAACGCTATATCCCTTCGGTCTAGTCCACAAGGCACCCCGGAAACGGTAACGATTAAATACGCTACGTTGGCGGTCGCATGGTCATTGGGTATTGCGGCGGCGCGTAAAGACCCATCGATGGGATTGACGTTTTTCGAACCTAGTGGAGATAGCAAGGACGATTCGAAAGGCAAAATCAAGGTAGACCTTGAGAAGCTGACGAAATGGGTGAGCAAGGGTGGCATATTGAAACGTAACGATCCTGACACCGACCCCATTAAATGGAAACAAGCACGCGCACGCGCTAATGCCTTGATCAAGTCGCTAGACACTCTCACAGTTAGCGACTTTCCAACGGATGAAGGTCTGCCACAGCTTAAAGAGTTTAACTCGCTACTCGGCACCCTTCGCGCAATGGAAGCAATGGTAAACGGTATCATTACCCCCGCAGAGGTTGTTAAACCCACACCCAAGAAACGCGCAGCGCGTAAGGCGGCGACAGGATGATGAACTGGATATCCCCGGATGCAGTAGTTGGTATTACAAGAGACAATTTAAGCCCTACACAGTGGGAGCTTTTGTTCCGATCAGATAACTCCGATACCCGTGTGTACGTTCGCGGCCCTACTGTTCGCACGGGTCGGTCACTGGAAAAGTACGGTTGCAAGGTGTTGGCTATCAGGGGGCAAGATGGTCACGAGTTTTTGAACGCTAGACAGTGGGCACCCATCAAGGCCCGACTTGATGCGAAGAATAAAGCCTTTCGTACCCATGAATCGAACGGTGGAGACTTCACCAATTTTGTATGGAATGAAAAAATTGGTGGTGGGCTTGATTGAATTGAGAGCGCCCTTCGGGGCGCTTCTCTTTTTCTTTATTTCCCTGTAACCCCACGGATTGACTAAATCACCCTCTGTTTGGGCCTGTCTCACCCGTGCGATCATCCTATCCTAGTGTTAGACTTCTAACATTAACCCTTGTCTCCCCCCCCCTTACTAAGAATGTTGATAGTTAAAGAGAGGGAGGCCCAGTTCAAACCCAGTTCAAACCAAGTTCAAACCAAAGGAGGCAGTTATGACTACAGAGATTCTCGATGCAGTGCTTATGTGGGGTGTCGTGTTACTGATGACCCTAGTATTCATTCTAGTTATTTGGCCTGATTAG